AATTTAGAGAGATGGACATCTACAGCTTCAACTGTAAATTCTGATTATCATATAGAACAAAGAATTGAGAATATAAGAGTAGAAACCAGACTCAATGATATTCGAGATTCCTATAAAATGATGGAAAGACCTCGATTAGTTTTAGATGAACTTAAAGAAATCAGAACAAAGTTAAAAGTGAGTTTAGGTGTAGAGCCAGAATATCTCGAAGCTGAAGAAGAAAAAGAAGAAAAAAGTTTTCTATTTGACCCAAAGGAGCTTGATATATGAAGTGTAAAGTATGTGGTGCCGATATTGCATTTTGTTATAAGACCCCTACCTTATCATTCAGAATTGAAGATAATATAATAGTAAGGGATGATGCATGGAAGGGCTCCGATTACGATAATCCGTATTTAAAATTTTACTGCTCAAATGATAGTGAGCACGATATAGATTCAGAAGAAATAGTACAATGGTCGGAAGACGTCGAAAAAGAATTTTTTCGAGTTGTCTTTCCAAATTTATAAGGGAGATAACTATATGAGTAAAGAATGTTTACCTGATATACAATGTTCAGTACCAGACATTCAAATTCCCATAATGCAAGTGGGAGTTGAGAACGTTGAGGTTCCGTTTCTACTGGAATCGAAGTATGGTGGGTATCGTCAATTGATTGCCAATGTTTCATTGACAACAAACCTTGATGAGAACACCAAAGGGATTTCAATGTCTCGACTTCTACTAACATTAAAACCATATTTAGAGTTACCATTAAAAAGCGCTTTAATAAAAGTTATACTTGAGGATTTGATAAAAAATCTTGAAACAAATAAGGCAACTATGAAGTTTGAATTTCGGATGCCTATACCCAGAAAGTCAATTATATCTGATAATGAATTTCCAATCTATTACAAATGTAAATTTGAAATGACAAGACTGCTTGATGGAACATCTGATTTAACATGGTTCTATCAAGGAGTTAAGATTCAGTATTCGTCCTATTGTCCTTGCTCTGCTGAACTATGTGGAGCGTTAGATGAAAAGGGATATCCTCATAACCAAAGATCATTTGCTGACGTGTTAGTTGAAGTCTTGAAAGATCATTATGTCTGGTTGGAAGATATAATTGAAACAGTTGAATCACAAATTAAAACCCTACCATATCCCGTAATTAAAAGAGTTGATGAACAAGAGATTGCCAGAATTGCAGCACAGAATCCAATGTTTGTTGAAGATGCAATTAGAAAAATATCTAAAGCATTGGACGACCGAGATGATATTTATGACTGGATTGTGAAGTGTGTTCATGAAGAATCAATCCACACATCTGAAGCAATTGCAATTAACTGGAAGGGAATGATTAATGGGTTCGATGGGAGGCGGTTTATATGAAATATATTGATGTATCTGTTTCATATGGTTTTGGCAGTGACAACAGATACAATGATACTGGAGCAATTCCTCAGAGCATACAATTAGCATTATACAAATACCAATTGTATCAAGAACAAAAGAAGAAAATATTTAAGGCAGTTAGTAGAAGCCACACCCATGTTAAAGTTGTACATATGCCGTTGGATTTTTTAAGACATGATCCATGGACTATGTTTGAAATGATAAAAGAGTTGAGAAATGAAGTTGGGTGCTGTACATATGTAGTCCACCCCAATAAAGGAATTAGTTCATTCTTAACACATTTCTTAGAACAACACATGATGGATGTTACTTTGTGTATTGAAAACTTTCCTTGGAGAAAGAAAAAAGAACTTCGAAACCCTTTAAAAATGATAGAGATGATTGGTTTGTTAAAAGAAGATTATGAATATGTCGAGAGACGTTTAAGATTGTGTTTAGATACCAGCCATACAGATGATATATGGTTTGAATATCAATTGATGTATTTCCTTCTTCCTTATACTGATGTTATTCATTTATCAAACAGAACTGGTAGGAGTCAACATCTTCCTTTCAATACAGTTAAAGGAGACCTCAATCTTGTTGGATTCGTAAAAGATTTAAAAGGAAGATATGATTGGGGTGGGGATATTGTTCTTGAATATATGCCCGAATGGCGACATAAACTCTACCAAAATGCGGAGTATATAAAGAGGTTACTTTATGGACCCAGTGGAAGAAATCCTAAACGTACCATTTAAGCCATGGGAACATATGTCCTACACTATAAAAAAGACTGTTGTAAGAACTATTATAAGAAGAAGATACGGACATAGAGATATTCATAGTTATGATGCCCAGTTTTCGACTCTTGAAAATTATAACAGATCAACATGGAAACTTGGCGACGTAGTAAAATTTGGTAAAGGATATCATGTTCGTAAAGTAGATGGTTGGCAAACTTGGTTTCTTAATAAGATGGATTATCATGAACATCTAAAAAGAAACAGATGTTATGATAGAACAATTCCAGCATATGCAAGAAACAACTATGCAATAGTTCTAGCAAGATATAAATGGACAAAATATAAAGACTGTTGTATTTTCAGAGATTATGGTACATTCATTATGATGCTAACAGGAAGTAAGGTTGGGCATATAAGAAAGTATTATATAAAATGTCCATACCAATATATAGGAAGATATCCATATACCAAAATGCGATATAATTTAAACCGTGAAAAGTTATTTCATGGAGTTGAGAGAGTAGAAGATGTAAAAGTTTTCTTAGAAAATCTCGTGAGGAAAATTGCCATATGAAAATTGAAGACATTATTGAAGTCTATAAAAAAGAAAGACATTACGAAACCTGTGTGTTCGGAGATTATGAACAAATCAAAGCTTTAAACTTCGCAAGCTTCCTTCTATTTTTAAAGGAATATGTCGAAAAAGCTTTATCTTCCTACACAGGAAAATGGGACACTGAGTTACCTCCGTGGCTGTTAAGCTGCAAGGAATATGAGCAGGATGGAACTGCACCAGTTAAAGCATATGAAGAAGTAATTAAAATTATGGCACTAGCAGGTGCTGCGTTAGAAACTTACACATCTATAGATCCCGAAAAATGGCGCGAAGATTTAGAAGCGTGCATGAGAAAATGGAAAGAGTAAAAATTCAAAGGAGAATAACTCAATGGAACAACAAGAAACAAATTTATCAGACATGATCAGACAAGATGAAGCACCGGTATTTGAAACATCCAATTTGGATCTTCCGGAGGAAACAGAAGCCGCTGCTGAAGCTGTCACAGAAGAGGAAGCTGTAGCAGAGGAACCTCAGGTGGAGGCAATTGCAATTGCTCCGCTTAACACATGGTTTGAAGCAAACTCCGCAGCATTTCAGAATGTCAATCGAGTTCAGGTTGAAATTCGTGGAGTGGATTCCGCAAAAACTTTGATCATGGCAGTACTTGATGGTCAAGACGAGATCAATGGGAACCCAAGCAGGGATCTCCAGGTCTTCAAAAATGCAGACATCCAACCGGTATTGGATCTTGCGTCAACTGATATGCAGATTTACAACAACGGATTCCGACTGGTTTCCCCTTACGCCGACAACATCGTTGTCAAATCTTATGGTGTGAGAACAGGTCTTATCTGTGTATTTTGTAACCAAATTGCAGCTCAAGCAATTCCTTACCAGGTCGTTAAGGTAAAGAGAAAAGACGAAGCTGTTGAGGTTGTACGTTCAGATCCAGCAGCCGTCGCTATCAAACTGACTCAGGGTGCTGACCTGGAAGCTTTGCAATTGCTTTACAAACAAAGCAGCAAAGCAGTAGAAGAAATGACAACAAATCAAACAGCAGTAGATTGGTTGCTGGCTCGCCAAAGCGAAGTTACAGACATCAACCATCACCTGCAAATTGACAACGTCATTATCAATATCTTGTCGTAAATGACTTGGGATGGGCGGAATATGTTTAGCGTCACCCCCGTTAAACAACTCAGGCCCTATTCCGTCCATCCCCTTTCAGGTAAAACATGAAAATAAACCAAAACTTAAAATTAGTGTTAAAAGATTTATATCTATATGACATTGAAGCGTGTCACTACAACATAGTGAAAAAAATGGGATTGGATATTTCTAACTTGGATGAAAATGATAAACTCGGAAGAAATATTGAAATAGGTAAAATGATGAGAAAGAATCCCAGATTAACATCCGTTATAAGAAATACAACTCGCTCCATCATTGATGAATATATAAGAAGAAATAATATTGAAGATGATGAAATTGTTATTAGACAATATGATGGTATGATACTGACCAGGGGGTTACAAGAAACAAATGTTGGGCAGCTTCCTTTAAATCGTAGAAGATTTTATCAAGTATTTATTGCTTCAATTGATAGATCAAAATATATATCATTAGACAGCACAGAGAAGACTTCTATTAAAGGAATACCATTTAGATACCCGCATATAGATTCCGTCTATCAAAAAATATGTAAGTTAAATTTTGGAAAGAAGGGAGCTATATTCAGAGGGTTGCAAAATATAAAAGACGCTTTCTTGAACTCGAATGATTCTAAATTGTTTGGAGTTCCTTTAAAAAATGGGAAATTTAATGTTTTTCTTACACGATATGGGGAAATGCAGGTATCCGAACAAACATTGAAAATTATGGATACGGATGATATTGATAAGAAAAGATATTTTGATTTCTATATTGTGCCGTTCACTAAAAGTATAGTATATGAATTTGTGAGGTGATAATGTCAAAGATAATATTAAACATTGCAGCAGGAAAATTTGAACCAGTAGGATTAACAGATATGGATCCATATTTTCTAGTTAATTTGGATACCATGTATTATCGAATCAGCGATCCAGCAGTTATTGAACAAGAGTACGATGATTGGATTCAAACAATAAATCAAACCTTTTATTGTCAGGAAGATGCTATTTCGTTTATGGAAAGAACTAGAATGTCCTTTAATAAGATCTGCATATACAGATTTCTTGAACACATATCCTTCACACAGGTTCAATATTTTATATATCTTCTTTCCACCATCACTGAACCAGGAGCATGGGTTGATATTATAGTTCCTAATTATGAAACATTAGCGAGACTAATTTTAAATGAACTTCCACTTGCTGGAAATTTTGAAGCTGATAATATTTTATTAACTACAGAGCTTCTCAATGAACCATCATGTCCACATGCTTCAATATGGACCCCAGCTCGAGCCAGATATTTCATGGAATTAGAAGGAAGATTTAAAGTGGAAGATGTAATTGAAAATTATGAATTTGATGGTCGGGATATATATATGAGATTCTGGGCAGAAAGAATATGATACTACATTCAAAAGTAACTCTTGATGGTGGTGGGGGCGGAGGATACCGTTCAAAGAGATCTGGATCATTACAAAAAATGCATAATGCTGCATATTGTTTTTATATATATCCAGATGGTTCAATTGAAATTGCTAAAAATCGTTGGGAAGATGTTAAGGGATTAGTTTCTATTGAACAAGTCATTCCGATCTTCTCAAAAATAATTGCTGATTTAAAATTAAAAGATACAAAGCTCGATATGTTTAAAGAAGGACTATGTCAACTCCTTCACGAAGAAATAACAAATACCTTGAAAGGGGATTATTATGAGAGAGCCATTTGCGCAAAGAGCGCAGGAGATGGGTCTAACTGTGATAGGAGCACATAAGGGTCTGTTTACATATGAGGATCAATATTCTCAACTTGTTTACAGACAATTATACACAGGATTTATAAATGTTAATGAGGAAGACAGACATGAAACTGATGGAAGTCCGACTCCACTCATTGCCATTTATACAAGACCTACAGCAGACGTAGATTTTAAATACGTTGGATACGTCTCAGATTTTTATCAATTTATTGGAAACGCCGTACTGTGTGATAGAGTTAGAAATTCAATCACCTCAGTCGGAATCCCAATGTTGGAAGAGCAAGCAATAATGAGTTGGGATCATACGAGGATGAGAAATGAAATCATTATCCAAAGTAGTCAGAACCACGCCCAAGCGGGGGATATTCTACCCGTTATGGTTATCAATAATAGCTACAACGGAACTCGTGCTGCTACCATTGCTTTTGGTCTTGCTATGGAGTACAACAATAATAGGACTATTTTCGCTTTTTCTCTTGGTGAAATGCGCCAGGTACATATTCAAAGTTCCACAACGGAAATGCGAGCAGCAGTAACATCCTATATGCAAGTGTTCTCAGAAAACATTGCTGATATGATAACCGAGAGTTTCAGCAGCACAGTAACAGAAGATGATATGTTAGCAGTTCTTGATGTTATTGATAATTATGGCCGAAAGAGGCGAGATGCAATCTCAACTCTATTAGCAGAGATTCAACCTGCTGAAGCTGGGTTACCTTCAGCTTGGCAGGTCTTCTTAGCTATTGTTAGATATAGTAGTTTCGAACCGAATCTTAATATGAAAAGATTACTGGAAAACGCAGCAGAAAGCGTCCTGGTAATCCCAAGAAGGATGTATGAAGTTCTAGATGAACTTCAGTCATCATAAGGAGTCTTGCATAGGATTCCTCCTTTTGTACCGACGAAAGTCGGGTGGTTGGGTGTTGAGTGGGAAAGTATATTTGCTGGATTTGATCACCAGCGGCTGAATATACTCCCCACTCTTCACTTTTTTTTTGGAACAAAATATAAAAAAGGAATAGAGAATGGCATCAAACAGTCCGTTAATTAGTCATTGGCATGCAGACATAACATATGATTTTACGTTAAGAATAGGTGAAAATGATTACTCAACTGACTTAGTAAGAGTTGAAATTAGATCAGCTGTTAATCTACCATATCAACATATACTTCTCGATATTTATATGGACCCAAGAGATATTTTATCGGAGGAATTATTTGGTCAACAACCTTTAAAACTTATAATAAGGTTGAAAGGAAAAGAGGTAGAAGGGTATGCAGATAACGTTGAATTTGATTTAATGTATATTAATACAGAAAGCGAATTTGTACCCGCTCAACAAAGTTATATAACTGATCAGTTGGAAAGATCATTGGTTAGATTAAACACAGTAATATCAAAACCATACCAAACAATGTCAAAGATGGTTAATAATATATATTTCAATTCAACACCAAATTCTATAATTTCAGATTTAATTGGTAATACAGCAGAATTAAATTATGATACTTTGGGGCGAAGTTCTCTTGCAATTGATCAATTATTAATACCTCCAACTACTATATATAGAGTAGTAACATATTTAGATCAAACATATGGAATTTTTGATGGGGCTCTCGGATTTCATTGCTCATTTGATAATAAAGTTAAGGTACAAAATTTAACAACCAAAGTAAGAGACGCACAAACATTTACATTATATTTACTAGCTACAGATAGAAAAAATAATGAGAGTGATGTATTTAAAGATAGAGACGAAAACGAAGTTGTATTTTTTTATACAAAATCAGCAGTAGGTAGCGCATACCAGGGTAATTCTATATTTGCTGCCGAGGCTCCAATTAGAAAATATATTGTAAAACCAAGAAATACTTTATATCAAAATATTGATATTAATCTTGAATCATTTGCAAAAAAATATGGAATTATTGAAAAAAATAATCCATCTATATACTATAACAAGGAAACTATAAATTCAACTAAAAGAATTTCATATCATAAAGATCAAACTGGTTATGATACTGACCAAACATTTATAAACGCAAATCTGTCTTCACGAATTGTTGATATGTCAACATTATCTGCAGACATCGAAGGAAATTTGCCCGTATTGAATCTTATGGAAGTTGGAGAACATGTTAAAGTAATTAGCCACGTTGATGATCATCTAAAATTAGGTGGAGCATATATATTAAAAGGAAGCAATATTCAATTTATGAAAGCAAGAACGTGGGAAGCAGGAGCAAAAATTTATCTATCAAGAACAAATATTGCGATGCAATAATTAGAACAAATAATAAAGGAGAATAGTATGGTAGCAATATCCGCAGCAAATCCACTAACAGTAGCAGACGATTATGTTGCGGAGTATTTACGATGTAAAAATGACTTTCACTATTTTTCCAGTCATTATATTTATATTGAAATACCAGGAAAAGATATACTATTAAAACCTTATGGTAAACAATCAGAATTAATTGATACAATCGAAAGAAAGAAATATGTTTTAGTTTTGAAAAGTAGACAGATTGGTATTTCAACTATTATTCAAGCATACTCTTGTTGGTTAACAACATTTTATAACAATGTTGTAATTGGAATTATTTCAAAGGATGGAGCTGAGGCTACTGATTTTGCAAGAATTATTAGAGGAATGTTTGAAAAACTTCCGGATTGGATGAAACCTATTGGTGGTTCTCAGGGTCGTGGTTTAACAAAAAGAACTGAGCGTTCATTTATTTTAACAAATGGAAGTAAAGTATATGCTTCGCCTGTTAACCCAAACGCTCCTGATAAAACTCTTCGTGGTAAAGCATTAACATTTTTGGTTATAGACGAGGGAGCATTTGTCACTCATGTTGAATCAGCTTGGACTTCAATGGTTCCTGCATTATCAACAAACCAAATGCAAGCAAGAAAAGCAGGAATACCATTTGGAACTGTAGTCCTTTCAACTCCAAATAAAACTATTGGAATAGGTCAATGGTATTTTGAACAATATATGCGAGCTATTTCAAGAGATGATATTTTTGAACCATTTATAATTCATTGGAAAATGATTCCTGAATTAGCTGAAGATCCATTTTGGTATGATACACAATGTAGATTGTTCAATAATGATCCAAAGAAAATCGCTCAGGAATTAGAATTAAAATTCTTGCCAGCAGAGGGGTCATTCTTTGAAGCAGATACAGTTGAAAAAATGCAAGATTCATGTGTTACTCCAATTGAAACTCTTAAATTATTTAATGGAGAAATTTGGAAATTTCAAGAAGCATTACCTCAACGAACTTATATGATTGGTGTTGATACAGCTCCAGAACATGGTATAGATAAATCAGCGATTACAGTATGGGATTATCAAACATTAGAACAGGTTTGGGAATATCAAGGTAAATGTAAAGTCCTTGATTTCTTAAAGGTAGTACAACTTGCCGCTACTGCATATGCAAATGGACCAATAATTGTTGAATCAAATTCATATGGAAATCAGGTTGTAGAACATTTAGGTACCAGTTCTTTCTCTCATAGATTATATAGAGAAAAAAGAGGACCACATACAATTGTTCCGGGTCTCTCAAATAATGCAAAGACAAGACCTTTAATGATTGATGCTCTATATTCATATATGACTCAATTTCCTGAATCTGTTAGATCTCAAAGACTCGCTCTTGAACTTACAGGACTTGTATCTAAATCAAGCGGTAGAGTAGAAGCTGATACAGGATGCCACGACGACTTAGCATTATCTGCAGCATGTTGTATGTATGTAAGAAAATATGATCCTCCAATGATGTTAGAAGCAGCAGAAGGACAATATTCTGGAACCATGGATATGTTTAAAGATATTGTAACTTATAATACAGATGTTCCAATGGAAATAACCAATGAATCAATAATGAAATCTGTTAAAAAGAATTTAGATAAAAATCTTGGCTTTGTAGATATCATGGAGTTATATAACAAGGAATAATAATATGGATAGATACTTTGATGAAGAATACTTAAACGAGTTATTCTCGCTTCCTATTGGAATGAAAGTAGAAGCTGTAGTTGATGGTCAAAAGTTTTATTCCTCTCAAAAAATTAAGGAAGCATTTGTTAAATCTATTGGATCAACCGGAAGATCAGCTGGAATTTATAAACAAATTGAAAGTTTAGTTATGAAGAAAAAGCTGTTGGTTCCTTGTTATCTTACTAAAAATATGTTTCGTTTCTTTGTTCATAAAACGATAGGAAAAGCTGAAGATAAATCAGTTTTAGGTTTCTATCATATGACACAAAAAAGAGTTTTTATATTAATTGACAATACAATCTCTGCAATCGGTACTGCGCAGAATGATTTTTTAGCAAGCACTACAATGCATGAATGTGTCCATTTATATGCTGATAGAATGAAAGGCAAATTCATCAAAACATTTAAAGAAGAATTATCTAGATATTATATCTCATATTTTTCAAGAGTATTTAGTCTAAAAACTAAACCAAATGTTGATGCTATAGTTAAGTTCATTTCTGCCTTCGAGTATAAAAGATCGGAACAAATGAATAAACAGCTATCCGCATACTATAGCTTATTAGAGAAAACATTAAAACCTCATACCATTTTAAATAATGAGGAGTTTACTAAAATATTGACAGATTTAATAGTTATAATTAAAGTATATCTAATAAATTTTTCAGTATTTGTAAGGATGTATAGACAATATAAACAAGTACTTGGCCCACTTGATAGAGCATACCAAGAAGCATTCGGAAAGAGAAATAAATATACCACACCTTATCAAGAGTTGTCATCTGTATCTGAAGTTATATGCGTCCTTGCTGAAATGAAACCAACACATTCTAAAATAAAGAAGATGTTTAAAGACATGGCATAGGAGTAACATATGGCTATACGAGGTGACAATATTCCCCCAGCAAACACTCCGGGTAGTATTACACAAACCGCTGATTCTAATATTGATCGTATTGGGAATATTAGTAATGTCTCTAAAACTGTATCCAATATGCAAAAGGATGTAAAGCAGAGAATTACTGAAACCCAAACTGCAGTAGATGAGGGGCAACAAATAAGTATGGTTCAAAAATCTATGACGACAGTCTTAGATAAACTTGCTGATACTGTTGGTGCTCTTTCTGCGGGTGTAAAAACTATTACGGTCGATACAGCAAAAGCAACCAAAGACACCATAGCGCAATATGGAAAAGCTATTAGTGAGGATATTAGCTTTAACAAACAAAATACGGTTGCAATGGCATTAGCAAAAACAACTCCTATATATGGGTATTTCGCCGCTAAATTTATGGAGACGGATGTTTTCAAAAAAGCTGCTGAGAGAATGAAAACATCTATCGGAAAAGCGTTTGGTAGTTTGGCTGGAATTTTCAGACGAGGTGGTAAGGGACCTGGTGCTGATACAAATATTCCAAAGATGCAATCTGGTGGTTTTGTAAAGAAGGGAGGTTTGACAGAGCTTCATGCTGGAGAAATTGTAGCTCCTATTGAAAAAATCCTAAAGCGAATCGACGATAGTATCTCTACTACTAAAGATTTAGCAAAGATTACTGAAAAAACTGCTCTACATATGACAACAGATTTGAAGGGTTACATTAAGAGTAGCTCGGCATCTGATAAAAGTCAGATGAATATATTTCGTAGTTTTATTAGAACCTACAAGGAAGTAGGTGAGCGAGCATTTACAGAACAACCAGTTGAACGTATGGCTAGATCGTTACTTGCTATTCAGGATATTCTTGGAGCTCAAATCGGTACCCAAAAACAAGTATGGGATGAAATGTTAGCTAACCATCCAACTCTTGTAAAAATGAAATTGGCTTGGAAAGCAACTGCTGGAGCATTAACAACTCCATATAAAATAGTAAGAGCTTTTATGAGAGTAAGGGGTTTCGGTGGATATAGAACTAAACTATCTAAAGCTAAAAATCCATTACAAGCTACAGCAGAAAATATAGCAACTCTTTATGTTGATTTAATGTGGCGTCTAGATAATATGATGCCTCTCATCAAATTATCAGCTCAAGCTAATAGAGATACCGCTGCTAAATTAACAGGTAATTCATATCAAAGAGTCAAAGGTATTCCGAAAGAAAAGAAATGGTCTATTAATCAAGTAGCGTCTGCAGCTCTTGGTCTTGTTCCTGGATTAGCTATTGGTGGTGCTGCTAAAGGAGCTAAAGCAATTGGTAAAAAAGTGGGTGGGAAGTTCGGCGCAGGAATGAAGAAAGGTGGGGATATAGGATCAAGTCTTGCCAAATGGTTAATAACTGGCGGCGGACCTGCAGACGATAGTCCGGGTACGTTCTCAAGAGCTCCAGGTTTAATCAGAGACCTGTTTATCAAACAAAAATCTCAAACCCTGATAGGAGAAGCTAAGGGGCATGGTCCAGGAACTGGGGAAAAAGGAATAACAGTAACAATTAAAGGAATACAAGAACAGCTTGAAGATTATTATAAAAACTTTCTCCCTGTATATCAAGAGTACATAACACAACAGAAAGAAATTACTGAATGGAAGCTGACGGATATGCGAAACGAGATAGAAAGAAAAAATCTCGAAAGCGGAGTTCTTTCATTAGAATATGAAAAAGCAAAAGAGGAGCTTCCAAAACTTATAGAAGAAAGAAAAAATAAAAAGAAAGAGAAAAAAAGAAAAAACTTATTTGAAAGAGCTGCTAGTTCTTCAATTTCTATGGCATCTCGTTTAAGAAAATTCTTGACAAGAGATAGAATAATGAGATGGCTTATGTTGGCAGGAACTTTTATATCAGGTTTATTTAGTACTGTTGGAGCTGCTATCGGCGGTATGTTTGCAACTGGTGGTGTGATCATGACTGCTATTATGGGTCTTGGTCCTACGATTATGACTGCATTAGGAACCTCTGCACTTTGGCTTCCAGTTATTGCAGCATTGGGTGGGGCTGGGATTGGAACAGCTATACAAAAGTGGATTATTGACCCATATATTAAGAGAAAAGAGAAAGAGAAAAGAGAAAGACAAGCGAAATTTGACGCATTACAAGCTAAGAAATTAAAAGTATCAGTTCAAGAAGCTAGAACTCAACCTAAATCTGCTGCGGATATAAAAGGACTTTACACCCAGCATAAGGGTAGAGTAAAAACGAAACTTGAGAGACTTGGAATGAGTGCCACAGCTACACAACAGATGCAAGGAGTGGGTTTCTATGGCGAACCAGAATTAGCTGATATTCATGCAGGCATGAAACAATATAGAGATAGTCAAATGCATGAATATCTATTATATGATCCTCAGGGTGTTACTGCCCTGAGAAATGAATGGGATAAACGTCATTTCAGAACAAGAAATGTGGTAAGAGGTGAAACTGCACTTGAGTATGGTAGATTTAGAGAAAAAACATTTCTTAACTATCTTAGAGGTTATGGAGATAAATATAAATTAGCAGGAGACGTAAAACAGCTTGGTCCAGTACTTGCTGCAAAAGAAAAAGAGAAAAGACGATTAGAAGCTCTAAAAACACAACAAATAGATCTAAGAAAACAAGGATCTGTTAAGTGGAGTTCATCTAAAGAAGAAAGGATGAAATCCTTTGAAAAACCTGGTATTATAGAAGCAGTAAAAAGAAAAAAAGAACACTATGACAATAAAATACTTCAATCGTTAATGCTTGCTAAAGGTCTTGGAAAAAACTGGTGGAATAAATTAGATAGTAAATCAAAAGCAATATTTAAGGAAGCTAAAATATTCTATACAAAAGAACTTGGTATGACAGAAGCTGAAGCAGATGCCCAACTACAAGGTATAGTATCTAAGATGGGTGATAGATATCAAATGATGACCGACCCACAAACATATAAAACATTTGCGAAAGGAGTAAAAGAAGAATATAAAGATAGACTTCCTCAAGTTATGGAAGCAAAAAAAATAATTATTAATGCTACCGAATTAGAATTGGCAAGTGGTAAAAAAATAGGAAAAGAAATTGGTAATGCAATTAAAGAACAATCAAAAGAACTTGGAGATATTGCTAAGAAAACTGGAGCAGAAGGATCTGCTATAGTAGTTCAAGCAACAAATAATGCTATAACAACTATACAGCAGAGTTCAACAGTTCAAGGAGGATTGGATGCAGGTCGACGAGCTGGTACAGCGGGTATGGATTATTTTAATAATATTGTATATAGATTAGATTCTGATTAAGAGGATAAATAAAAATGGCCGGTGGAAAAGGAACAATAGCACCTAAAAAAACATTTCAGGAAAAAGTAATATCACTTCAACAAGTATTTGGGTATCCTCCGGATAATTTAGAACCAAGAACTAACCAAATGATAAAAAAATCTATGCCTTTAGTAAAGTTTTTTCCATCTACTCCAAGATTTCAAGCCGGATTAGATTTATTTAATTTAGCTCCTGCATGGTTCGCTTATACAAATTTATTAGAAGAAAATGGTTATATTACTAATAATAAATCTGGGGAAGGAATCCAATTAGCATTTCTTGCTGACAACTTTCCGACTGATTCATTTACAAATGAATATGGAGAAAACTTTTTACAAAAAATGACAAATATGGCATCAGAAGGAGCCGCGTCAATAACTCAAATGATGGGTGCTACAAGTGCATCTGAGGCGTGGAAAGCTGTGCAAAAAAATCTAAAAGAAAGTGGTGGTACTATGTCTGGGTGGTTAGCAACCATAATGGGAGGGTTTGGAGAATTAGCTGGAGGTTTGAAAAATGCAGCATCATCAATTCCTGCTATTGGAGGGGCAACTTCAGCTGGAATAAATTTAATAGATAGATTAGCAGCTGGTTCTAGAATTGATTTTCCTATGGTGTGGAAAACCAGTGGATTTCAACCATCTTATTCATTAACTATAAGATTATATAATCCATTTCCTCAAAGCAAAGAAGCAACAAGAAGATTTATTGTTGGGCCAATAGTTGCTATAATGCTAATGGGTGTACCAAGAGCTCAAGATAGTCAAACTTACACATGGCCATTTTTACATCGAATTGAATGTCCTGGTATATTTGAATTAGATCCTGGATTTATAAGCAATATTACAGTTATAAAAGGAGGGGATCAACAACAAATTTCCCTTCAACAAAGATTAGGAATTGTCGATGTTAGAATAGACATTGGAAGTTTATATAGTAGCATGATGGGTTCTTCATTAAAAGTTACATCAAGAAGACCAACTGTTAGGCAATATGGGGAGAATCTAACTAAAGAAATAGAAGTATCTACAAGAGAATATGATAATAAAAATATCGGTACCGGTTCTAAACAAGAAAAAATTGGTGATAGAGATGTGGGATTAACAGAATTTGGAACAGATGCATTTGGTGAAACAACAGGGGTTGGTACTGGTAGGGGAATTGGAAATACTAATATTAGTAGAGGAATAAGTCCAAAAAGATCTGCTACAGCATCTGGAGCAGACGATGATCCTAAATCAAGAGTCAGTGCTGCGGCGGAAGAAGTATATGACAGGTTAAAAGATCTTAATCCTTTTGGTTAACATATAATATTACGCATACATAATGTTAGATAGTATGCAAGGTAGGAATGAATAATAAATTGAGTTTGAGTTGTATAAGAATTGAATGTTTTTGTATATCCTATATCTTTTAAAACTTTCATTAATAAAATATTTATCTGTTGTTTGAAATATATTCTTGCTCTTGTTCTTTTTACAGCCATTAATTTTCTAACATAAGCATAATAATTTTTACCACAAAACATAGATGCATCAGTTGTATCTTTAACAAACATCTGCAAAATCAATCTAATCTCATCCGCATATTTAATATCCTTTAATTGTCTTGTAATAAGATCAGCTATAACTGTTTTGATTTTAGTTATTTGTTTAGCTTCCCGCATCGCTCTATCATCAATAGTTTTATATACTGTTAATTTTCTAACAGTTGCATCAATGATTTTCTTACCTCTTTCTTGAGACTGTGCTTGATAAGCATTAGTTTCTGGGTCAGTTTCATCTGTCTGAGTTTTCAAAGCATCTCCAGCTTTATAAGCTCTGTAATAATGCTCAGCAAAACTCTTAACGCTCTGACTTATTCTATGTCGAGATCCTGATATGAATTGAATAATTCCATCAACATTAAATGTTTGAATATCTCGAGTATATTTTTTTTGTAACTCTCTTGTTAAATGAAATAAACTATTAGCAATTGTTTTTTCTCTTGAAAATAAATGTGTTTTAGTTAAAGTTTCCAACGCATAAGAAAACACCTCTTCACTACAAAATTTCTTGAAGTGTCTCATCATAACGTGACCATATTGTCTAATCATATGATAAAGCAGAGTACCATGATATAAAGTTTTATTTCTCTTTCTTAATGCATACCACATAATAAACAATAATAAATTAGTTCCTGGTTCGTTTGCAATATTAAAAGCTTGTGCAATAGTTCCTTTATATGTTCTTTTGGCAAAATCTTTAATATTTTTATCCGTCAAACCAGTGGCATTTAATAAGGTATGATATTCTTTTTTATGACCGGGGATGTAGCAAGGTTGGGACAAATTATTCACATCATTAGAAGCCATCTTCAAAACAACTCTTTGAAGATTTGATGGGTTTATGTTAGATTCTTTTAATAGTGTCTCCATTATTTAAATATCTTGATCTCAATATCATCTGTTGTGAAGTATATATATTCTGGACCATATTCTAAAAGCTGCTCTTGAGTCAATTCTGTTAAATCAAAATTAAAGAAAATATTTGAACCAGGGTCAAGTAATCTACAATGATCTACTCCATCAATTTCTTGAACAACCTCAATTATTTCAGACCGATAAAGGTTAATTTCAATACCAAATCTATCCGCAAACGCCGCAACTAAAGTATCCCGTATAGTAGTAGCAAGAGTGGATATAGATCCCGTATATTCACTAGTTTGAAATACATCTAATTTTAATTGTAATGGTATTAAGTAATTAGGTAATACCCATCCGCCAGCACCATAAATATATTTAAAACCTTTTAGATCTACATATACCATATCATCTGTATTTGGTGTTGTATATACCCAGGTTACAGCAGTTGAATCAGCGGCAGTTGAATCCGAAGTAGTTCTAGTACACTCTGCAATATCATTATCATGACCTTCAAATTCTCCTCGACCATTTAATACAATATATCTTTGACCTTGGGTACATTGACTGCCGACCGGACCACAAGGATCACCAGGATCAGATCTAAAATCAATAACAGCTTGAGTATTAACATCGTTAAGTTGCATATTCTGCATACGACCAGTTGTATTACCGAATTTTATATTGACAAAATCAGTCATCATTTTATAATCTTCAAATGTCATACTTGATAATAATGACTGTAAAACTTGAGTTTCAAATTCTCGTTGATCAACTCCATCATAATAATCTTTTTCAATCACAGGAATGTCATATACCGTATAATTGGTTCCGTCTTGAAAAACATTTGATCTAGTATAATTCTCCAATGATTGTCTTAAAATAAAACTATTTTGATACCTTCCAATCAACCCCTCAGATGGATGTTCAAGTGTAAAGAAATATGTTAACTCACCCTCATCAATTGCAGTATAATCAGGAAAGATTAAAACAAATTCATTAGCAGAAGAGTCGTTAACCATATCATATTCTGCCCCTGTTTCTAAAATCAACATTTTTGCAGTAACATCTTCAGGATCATCTGCTGTAGTATTATAAAGTAACCTATATTCAGCTTGACTAGTTCCTGCTGTTGTCACAATTAAATTATCTGCATATAAACTATAATCAGAATTAAAACTTGTAACTAAAGTAGGGACTTGTTCAATTTGAAACATAACATAATTATAATCAGCTACAGTATTAAGGGAATCAATAATCATATCAAATAAAGTATAAAAATCAACTCCATTAATATCAAGTATTGTTTTTCTCGGAATTACTGTATTATTAAAAGTTTCAAATGCATTTCTAGTTGGAACAATAAGACCTTGATATAAAAGAGTTATAAACAAATCTATTTCATTGACCTTTACATCAGATCGTTTTAATACAGGAAGTGAATTTGGACCTATTGGAGAATCATCAATAATAATATTGGAATCAACATAATCTTGTTCAGTTACAGTTCTTTCAAGAGCAGCAATATTAGCTATTGAATTACGTCTTATTTCTTCTACGCCTTCTTCATCAGAACCACCAGTAGCTGCAATGGTATTTACAATATCATAACTAACTATTTCTGTAACACCAGCATCAGTTTCATTATAAATCCTATCACCAGTTCTTATTGAACCGGCAATTACATTTCCATCTTCTCCTTGTGTAAGTGTTAAAGTTACACGAACAGTACTTCCAGCAGGAGGTTGATAACCAATAATACCATTACCAAATGATAGATCTATTCCTGTATCACTTCTCCTTCCAACATATCCTCTTGTATTTTCGTCCATCAAATATAAGCTACTATATTCTGTATATGTATCCCATCCAGTTTCTCCTGGTTCTACCTCAACTAAAATTTCAGCCAACTTTGCCTCAAAAGGAACTGCAGTTGAATAAAATTGATATATTTGTAGATCGGATGGTATTTGAAATTCTTGTATATCAAAAGTTAATTGTTTAAAATTTAAAGCAAATGAAAATACACTATCTTCAATTACAACGGGTACATTAAAAACTTTAGTACCTTCTTGAGCTGTTATAACTACTGATGAGTTACCTTCAATTGTAATTGTTGTTTTATAATATGTCAAAAATTCAACACCGTCATTTGCATTTACTTTAAACCCTTCCGGTATTATAAATGTTGTATCTTCAGAGAAACCAAAAGGCATAGTAAACAAAACATCAACATTAGAAAATGATGCCAAACCACCCTCATAACCAAGAAATGCAG